AATAATTTCTTAGAAACCTTAAAATCACAATTTACAGAAGATAAAAATACTACAATCGTAGCATCTTGCGATACACTAGATGAATTTTTAAATTCTGATTCAGAAACAATCATGCATGTCTATAAAGAATCGGGAACATCCGATATAATTTCAATTGAATTTACAGGCATTTAGCTTAATGGTAAAGCACTTGACTTTGACTCAAGTATATGAGGGTTCAAGTCCCTCAATGCTTGCTACTAGTTATTAAAGCTAGAATAAAAATTAAAGGAGAATAGAATCATGAGAAAAGAGAAACTTATCACGCGCACAATTATTTCGACAAAAGCAACTGTACTTTTGTACAATGCTATCACTAAGGAAACACACGAAGAGTCTTTCACACTTTCTGGTATCATTAAAAAGGATGTAACAATCGAGAACAAAGTAAAGAAAGAGCTTGAAGCATCGGGGCGTTTTAATGAAAAAGTAGTAGCAGTATTATCGTCAGTAGATATTGACGCACTCTATGCAATTACTGAATCCGAGTTCATTGCACACGCTACAAAATATGAATCCAGAGAAGCATTAGCCGCAGCTTTAAAAGGAACAGATAAAGAAGCATTTGACTAAAACTGATAAAGGAGAACAAAAATTATGCAAAATTATAGTGTTAAAGTAGTAGAATCGTCTAAGGAACTTACAAAGAAAGAAACAGTAATGTTTAAAGATTTATCTGATGCAGTCAATTTATCAGAATTTATTGATGAGCATGACGGAGCAGTAATGATTGATGTGGAATCGTGGGTTGAACTTGCTATTCATAACGAAAAAGCAAAAGACGGTCAGAACAAAGATTATACTAATTATGTAGTAGTAGACAAAAATGGCACACGCTATTACACTGGTTCAGAATCTTTTTGGAGTTCTTTCAAGAATATCTGGTGTGATATGAATGATTCTACAGAGGAATGGTGTATTAAAGTTTACAAGAAACAGTCTAAAGGTAAGAAAGATTTTATTACTTGTAGTGTAATGTAACTATTAACTTATGATTTGTTTTAGGATAATATTTTGTGATTTGTTTTAGGTAAAAAGAGTCCCGGGTTTTTTCCCGGGATTTCTATTAAAAGGAGTTATAATATGGCAAAGAAAAAACGTTCTGAATATACAAAACAGCGTGAAAGAATTAAAAAAGTTTATAAAAGAATTGAAGAAAAAGGGTATAAGCCTATAGATTCTTTTAATCTTAAAACTACAAAAGAACTGTTAGCAGAAGGAACAGACCCAGAATCATATGCTAGTCTACTGTCGAGAATGAAAACAAAGGATATAAAGAAAGGTCTTAAAGTTTTCGACCCAGAAACAGGAATAATATTTGATTATTCGTATTTAAAAGAATACGAAAAAGAAAAATCAAGCACAGATAACAGAGCGAGTTTTTATGATTGGCTTCGTAGTGTATTAGATAACGCAATTTTACCAGATGGACTGCCAATGCTTACTGGTAAAACTTGGATTGACGGCGGAGTGTTACAAACAGAATATGACAGATTCAGAAATACAATGTATTCTCAAATAGATAAAGATGAAAAAGAAGATGCAATAACACTAGAAATAAAAGAAGAAATAACTTCAACTGTAAACAGTTTGTTAGAAGTGCCATATTATGAAATGTTTCATGAATCCATCATTACACTGACAAATTTAATACTTAATAGGCCCTTAACGGTTGAAGAATCAACTTTTATATCTGATTGGAGTGATTATACAAATGGGGGTGCGAGTATATAGGTCATTTGTAGGAGATTTTGAAACAACTGTTTATGAAAATCAAACGTCAACCGAAGTTTGGGCAAGTGCTGTAGTAGAACTTGGAACAGATGAAGTATTTATTCATCACAGCATACAGGAAACATTTAATTTTTTAACTTCAATGAGGTGTAATATTCGAATTTATTATCATAACCTAAAATTTGATGGTGTTTTCTGGCTAGACTACTTTTTAAAGCACAAGTTCATCCAAGCGTTCGAAAAATTTAATTCAGATGGGACACAGGGTAAGTTTTTAAAAGATTTTGAAATGCCAAATAATTCTATTAAATACACTATATCAGATATGGGGCAATTTTATACGATAACAGTAAAATATAAAGGCTATTTTATAGAATTTCGTGACTCATTGAAATTGTTACCATTTAAAGTTAAAGAGATTGGGAAAGCATTTAAAACGAAGCATCAAAAACTGGAAATTGAATATAAGGGTTTTCGATATGCTGGATGTAATATAACGCAGGAAGAAAAGCAGTATATTGCAAATGATGTTTTAGTAGTAAAAGAAGCGCTTGAAATGATGTTTACAGAGGGGCACAACAAACTAACTATAGGGGCGTGTTGCTTATCAGAGTTTAAGAAAACATTTGATAGTAAAGAATATGATTTTTTCTTTCCGAATGTTTATGATATACAAATAGATGAAACAAAACATACATATAAAACAGCTGGAAAATGGATTCATAAAACATATAGAGGGGGTTGGTGTTATCTTGTAAAAAGCAAAGCAAATAAAAAGGTTACATATGGTTGCACATTTGACGTTAATTCTCTTTATCCCTCTATGATGCACTCGCAATCAGGAAATCGTTATCCAGTCGGTAAACCTCATTTCTGGATAGGAAATATTCCAGACGAAGCACTACAGGAAAACCATTTTTATTTTGTTCATATTAGAACAAGGTTTTACTTGAAAAAAGGTTTTTTACCTTTTATTCAAATAAAATCTAATTGGATGTATTCTGGTACAGAATCATTAGAAACCTCGGACTGGTATCATAACGGAGAATATCATAAATGGTATCACGATGATAAAGGGAACTTAAAACCAACTACAGTTGATTTGTATTTAACTATGATGGATTTTGAACTTATCAAAAAACACTATGAACTGGTAGACTATGAAGAAATAGATGGGTGCTGGTTTGATTCTGAAATAGGCCTATTTGATTGGTATATAAATAAATATAAAAAACAGAAAATGGAAAGTAAAGGTGCAAAAAGAACGTTAGCAAAGTTATATTTAAATAACTTGTACGGTAAAATGGCGGCTTCAATGGAATCAAGTTTTAAAGTTGCCTATTTAAAGAATGATGCGATTGCATTCATGGCAGTTCACGAAGAGGATAAAAAACCCGGTTATATTCCAATAGGGTCAGCTATTACAAGTTACGCAAGATGTTTTACGATAAAAGCGGCACAAGCTAATTATCATGAAAATAAAAGAGGATTTATATATGCTGACACAGACTCAATCCATTGTGATTTAAACCCAGAGGAAGTAAAAGGGGTAACAATACATCCAAGTGAGTTTTGTTGTTGGAAAGCGGAATCTAATTGGGATTTTGCTATTTTTGCTAGGCAAAAAACTTATATAGAGCACATCACGCACGAAGATAACGAATTAATCAATAAACCCTACTATAATATAAAGTGTGCTGGAATGCCTGAGCACAGCAAGGATTTGTTTGAAATGAGTATCTCAGGAATTTCAAATTGGTTTATTGATGATTATGATACAATGTGCGATGAGTTAGGCATAACTAACTATAGTGAAGCAGAATTAGCTTTTATTTCGCAGCCTAGAACACTTGAAGATTTTAAACTTGGGCTTGAAGTACCGGGAAAACTATTACCGAAAAGAATACCGGGTGGAGTATTGCTAGTTGATACACCGTATAAAATGAGAAAGTGAGGAAATGATAAAATGACAGTTGAAGAATTATACAATATTTTAGAAAAAGAAGTAGATAATGGCAATTTAGATTTAGATTCTTCCGTTTGCTTTGAACAAAGTGGGAAATAAAAGAATATTTAACTGTTGAAAACATTAGATTTATTGTTGGTAAGCGTATAAAATATTTAGAACTAAGATTATAAATTTAGAGGGTGTAAAAATTTACACCCTCTTTTATATCTTTATCATAAGGGAATCACACGCGGCAAGCAACACCGAGGAATTTTCTGGCGGTATCTTTCAACCGTGCTTTTCCAGAATATCACAGGTAATTACACTTATGTAGATACTATTAATAACTTAAAGCCTTTAATATAGCTTCTTTACAACGCAAATCTTTAAATCTAAAACAACCTTTTTCAAAATAGAACCTTAAATTTGTAAGAAACACATCATTTCTTTTTAACATAACGTAGTTTATCTCATGGTCTCTTGTAGTAACAGTAATTTTATATTTGTATGAGGTATCTGGTCTATCATCTACATAAATAAAACCGGAATCAGCAAATTCTCTTACGCCGAAATTCGTTTCATTATATTTGATAGTGCATAAATATCTACCAATGCCACTAGGCTTTTCAATAAATGCTTTATTATCGTTTAAATAGATACATTCACTAGAATACGCTACATAGGAGTTTTTAGAAAATGCTTTATTAAAACCGCTTTCTTTTTGTGCAATACTTGCACTCTCAATGAAACCTTGCTCTAAAATATAGCCGCGACCTCTTAAAAATTTAGTATCGTCTCGTAGTCTGTTAGATATACCTAATGCCACGTAGTAAGGGTTTATTAGACTAACAGGGTTGCCAAGCATATAAACAGGAACATATCTAACTTGTTCCCCTTGCCCTCTAGCGACAGAAGTATGAATTGAAATAAATTTTTTAACTTCATCACTGCAATAATGATTAGTTTCTGATTGAAATTCGTCAAAAATCATTCTATTAACGTCACTAAAAAGATGCGAATATTTTTTAAGTTGATCGGCACTATTTAAAGATAAAGCATATCCACAGGATTCTCCGTCTAAAAATAGTTCATGATATATACCGGATGCTTTTCGTTTGCTCTTCATTGTACTTCCTTGAAAGAAAAGTGTACTTAAATCTTTAAAAAATTTATCGACACAATCATCCAATTCATAATTACATCTATATAAAAGTGCAAATTTTCCTTGTCCCTTTTTAAATTTATTTATACACAATCGACCGAAATAGGTTGTTTTTCCGGCCGTTCGATTAGTAGTTACCATTAATATTTCTGGTTGCTTTCCATCCAAATCGGTAAGGGAAAGTAGTTTTGTTCCATCATAGTAATCGCACATAAAAGTCACACCCTTAATTTTCTTTGTAATACTTTCATAATATTTATTAAAATAATTGTAACATACTATTGACAAAAAGTCAATATATCAAAAAAAAGTTTATAATTTTTGTAACATTTTAAATTTAACTATCAAAGGAGGTGCAACATTGGATTGGGTAAATGCTGTTAAAGATGTAGGTTTTAATATTGTTTGTCTTATGGCTATGGCTTATTATATCTATATTACAGACGAAAAGAACCGTAAGGAGAGAATCGAAGAGTCACAGCGGCATCAAGAAGAAACAAAATCTTTACAAGAAGCAATTAATAACAATACAATCGTTATGAATAAATTACTTGACCGAATGGAGAGTGATAGTGAATGAATAATGAAGCGTTTGTAGTTAAACTTCCAAGTGCAATTTCTGGTGCAATTTTAGTTATTGTAGGAATGTATGGTAACGGAGAAGAAAGAAAAAAAGCACTTGAAAAAGACGGGTTTAACGTTAGCAAGGTGCAAAGAGCTGTCAATGATTTATTACCTATTTTTAATAAGTACAAGGAGTGATAAAAAATGACATGGTTCGCTAAAGTTAAAGGTGCTTATGCCGAGACTTCAGAAGAAGCATATCAAAATGCCCTTGAAGCCTATTCTTTGTTAAGTTCTAAGGGTTGGACGCTACAAGCATTTTGTGGAATGTGGGGTAACGTAGGCCATGAGGGAGGTTACAACCCTTGGAGGTGGCAAGGAGACAAAGTCCAACCGACAACAAATTCGCCTTGGCATAATATAGGCTATGGATTCACGCAGTTTACACCCGGTGGAAAATATATTAATGACTCCCGTGCTAAATCAATAACAGGTTACGCACCTAACTTTTCAAATCAAAGTGGTAAGGCTTCTGATGGATATGCTCAAATAGTTTTTGTAGATGCATACGCAGACTATTATCCGTCTGCAAAATTTCCTTTATCATACGGGGAGTATAAAGTTAGTAATCAACCTGTAGCTACTATGGTAGAAATTTGGATGAGAAACTACGAACGCCCCGGCAGTTATAGCACATTACCAGAGAGACAAAAGTCTGGGGAATATTGGTTTCAAAAGTTAAGTGGAGTTCCACCAACTCCACCAACTCCACCAACGCCACCAACGCCACCAACACCAATAAAAACTAAAAAAATGCCATTATGGTTTTATTTAAGAAAAAGGGAGTGATTAAGAATGCCATTTAAAGACGGTACATATCAGCATGAAACAGGATTTATTATAATGATTAAAGATGGCATACTAATGCTATCGCCTAATCATCCATTATCCATGAGACTTTCAGAGCTGTTTGATTCAAAGAAATGGAGTGAATTAAATGCATAATGCACCTAGTTATTATAAGGTTCACAAATTTGAATGTCTTGATGAAATGAGAATGATTTTTGGAATCGAAGCAGTTAAAATTTTTTGCAAGTTAAATATTTGGAAATATAGGTATCGTGATGGAAATAAACTAAATACCAATGACAGCAAAAAAGCGGATGAATATTTAACTTACTTGTTATCGTTAGAGAAAAGAGGTGTGTGAAATGGCTATTGTTAGCAAAGAAGATTTGATTAAACGTTTATCAGAAAAATTTGAGGGCGACAATTCAGATGAAGTAATTCAATTAACAGAGGATTTGTCAGATACGTTAAATAACTATGATTCTCGCATCAATGACACAGAAGATTGGAAATCCAAATTTGAAGAAAATGATAATATGTGGAGAAAGAAGTACAAAGATAGATTTTTAGAATCGCCTGATAGTGATGATAATGAAAGTCATGAACAAGACGATGATGAAAATACAAACGTAACATTTAATGATTTATTTGAGTAGAAAGAGAGGAAATAAAAATGCCTACTAGACCACAGGTTAAAGCATTATCTGGAAGTAGTGTTGATATTCTTAATGCTATCAGAAATAGCGCAACACAGAATTACAAAGATTATATTCCAGTAGCATCAAAAGACGCAGAATCAATTCGGGAAATTGGTGCTATTATCATGGATTATCCGGCTTTACAGAATGAGTTTTTATCAGCACTTGTAAACCGAATTGGTAGAGTTCTTATTACATCTAAAATGTATAGCAATCCGATTGAAATGTTTAAAAAAGGAATGCTTGAATTTGGTGAAACGGTAGAAGAGATTTTCGTTAATATTGCAAAGCCATTTCAATTCGACCAGGACGTAGCAGAAAAAGAAGTTTTCAAACGTGAAATTCCAGATGTAAGAAGTGCTTTCCATGTTATGAACTATCAGAAGTTCTATAAATCGACTATTTCTGATAAAGAACTTAAACAGGCTTTTCTGTCTTGGGATGGTGTAAGTAATTTAATTGCTAAAATCGTTGATTCCATGTATACAGGTGCAAATTATGATGAGTTTTTAACGATGAAATATCTCCTTGCTAGGCATATTCTTGACGGGCATATGTCTGTACAGAAAATTCCAGCTGTTACTACAGCTAACATGAAAGCTATCACGGCAGAAATTAAAGGTGTATCTAATAAATTAACATTTATGAGTTCTGAATATAACGTTGCTGGGGTTCAGACTTTTTCGTTAAAAGAAAATCAGTATTTAATTATGAATGCACAGTTCGATGCTACTATGGATGTAGAAGTTCTTGCTAGTGCCTTTAATATGGACAAAGCTGAATTTATGGGACATCGTGTTATGATTGACGGATTTGGAAATCTTGATATCGCGAGACTCAACATTTTGTTCGCTGATGATCCAAACTATACGGAAATTAGCACAGCTGAACTTGAAGCATTAAATGCAATTCCAGCGGTTATTATCGATACTGACTGGTTTATGGTATTTGATAATTTACAGGAATTTACAGAACAGTTTAATGGCCAGGGTCTTTACTGGAATTATTGGTATCATGTTTGGAAAACATTTTCTGTTAGTCCTTTTGCTAATACCGCTTTATTCGTAGCAGGTACACCGACAGTAACAAGCGTTAAAGTCAATCCAAGTGCAGCTAATGCATCAGTAGGTCAGTCATTACAACTAACAGCTACAGTTGAAACAGAAAATTTTGCACCACAAACTGTAACATGGTCTAGTGATTCTGATAAAGCGACAGTTGACGTTAGAGGTAAAGTAACACTGTTAGAAGGGGCTACCGGAACTATCAATATCACAGCTACATCTGTTTATGATTCTAGTAAAACTGGAAAATGCGTTATTACTGTAGCATAGTTTTAAGAGGGAGATTTTTCTCCCTCTATCATTAAAAGGAGTAATGCTTAATGTATATTGCACCAAATACTGTTGCAAGGGTTTTGAAAAATGTAAGACTAGATAACACTTATTCTGACACGATTTATTTTGACTCAAAAGAAAAACAAACAGCTTATTTTGCAGGCAAGACAAAATACACTTTTACTAACATGACTTATCAACGAAAAGAACGTAGATTAGTAGTAAAACAAGTTGCCGATAATATGTTTGATTGTAACTATCTTATGTTTCAAAATAGTGCTTATGGTAATAAATGGTTTTATGCTTTTATCACAAATGTAGAATGGCTAAACAATGAAACAGCGGCTATCTATTTTGAAATTGACGATATTCAGACATGGCTTTTTGATTTTTATTTAGATACAAGTTTCGTAGAGCGAGAACACAGTGCGACTGATTCTGTGGGGGATAATTTAATCGAGGATGACCTAGATACTGGGGAATATGTACATGACGATTTTATTGAATCTTTTGTCGGCTCAAAGTATAATTATGTTATAGCGGCTACTGTTGATAAAGATTATGACCCAAATACTGGCGGTATTTATTGTGGAGTTGAATTAAATGTGTTTGAAAATGCGTCTGAGGCTTCAACTTATTTAGCTGATTTACCTGATACTCTTACCGATGCGGTTATTGCATTATATATGATGCCAGAAGCTTTTACAAATACAAAGAATACATTTAGGCCTAAAACTTTTAACGCTTCTGTAGATAAAAAAGTTTCAAACGTATGGAAAACTTTCACACCACATAATAATAAAATTTATACCTACCCGTATAATTTTTTATATGTTACAAATTTAGATGGCATTGGTGTTAGTTTTCCCTATGAATATTTTTCAAGTGAAAAATGCACTTTTCAAATTAGTGGCGATATGAGCTGCAATCCGCAGATTGTAATGTTTCCTTTAAATTATAAAGGTATCGAAAAAAATTATAACGAAAAAATAGCGTTAGAAAATTTTCCTATGTGTGCTTATTCGGTTGATACATACAAGGCGTGGTTAGCTCAATCTGCTGTTCCGTCATTAGGCCAAGCAGGTATATCTGCCACTGTTCAAGCAAGTACAGGAAACGAAGCGGGTGCTGGTGTGACAATGTTATCCTCTATTGCTAATATCTTAGTACAAAATGCCGCTAGAAAACGTGACCCTTATACTATAAAAGGACACGCTGGAAACGGTGCAAGTGTAGCACTAGGAATAAAAAATTTTTATTACAGTCATACGCATGTTAGAGAAGAGTTCGCACGAATCATAGATTCATTTTGGGACAAGTTCGGCTATCCAGTGAGAAGAGTTAAAATCCCTAGTACGCACAACAGACCGCATTGGAATTATGTTAAAACAATCGGATGCGATGCTCATGGCAGTATTCCTACAAGTGCAATGAGTAATATTAAAGCAATTCATGATAAAGGTATTACTTATTGGATGAACGGAGATGAAATTGGTAACTATTTGTTGGATAACAGATTGAAAGGAAGTTCATAATGGGAAGACGAAGAAAAACTTCTGATAATTTTGATTCTCTGTTTTTAAATAATAGAGCTTATATTTATCAGTATAACAGAATTAAAGAACTTGCCATATCCCGATTTAAGTGGAATAATCTACCAGACACAGTAGACGAACGTTTTTTAGAACTTACATTATTTGAACAAGGTATGGCTGTTTTCTTCAAGGATGATGTTATGGGGTATTTAGCATTAACCACTATGATAGGTGGAATGCTAGATGTATATAGAATTCCTACAAAACGTACAGCCTACGCTAATAACGGGTTTAATATGCGCTTAGATAATACTAATAGCGTTATTATTTGGAATAACAAATTACACGATAATATGATTTACGGTTGCGAAATGTTTGCACGCAGATTATATGAGTGTGATAGAGCGATTGACGTTAATATTAAAGCACAGAAAACACCTATTTTAATTACTTGTAGTGAGAATCAACGTTTGACGTTGAAGAATACTTATGAACAGTATACAGGAAACGCACCAGTTATTTTCGCAGATAAGGATATCGATATTCTTAAAAGTTTACAAGCAATTCCGACACTTGCACCTTATGTATCAGATAAATTACTTGAGACTAAAACGCAAATTTGGAATGAATGTTTAACGTGGTTAGGTATTTCTAATACTAATTATCAGAAAAAAGAAAGATTAATTTCCGATGAAGTTTCTAGAAATATGGGCGGGACGATTGCCAGTAGAAATAGCGGTCTTGAAATGAGAAAACAGGCTTGTGATGAAATCAATAGAATGTTTGGGCTGAATATTGATGTCGAGTTTAACGATGATATAATTGTAGAAGCTATGAACAAAAATGAAGAAATTTATAATGCAGATGAGTTGGAGGTAAACGAAGATGAGTAAATACACAACAGAATTGCGTTATATTTGCGAAACAGAAGCAGGATTAAGCGAAAACGTAGGCTATTCAAAAATTAAAGACGTTATTGCTAAAGCTATTCCTAAGATTTTTGACTTTGACTTTCCTATTTTCGATGAAAATTATAGAAATGTTTTGGAAACTAAGATTTTGAAACATTACTATACAAGGGAAATTGGACTAGAAACGTATGGATTATGGAAGTTAAAGCTAGATACTAAGCTAAATGAAATTATGCCTTTTTACAATCAACTTTATAAAAGTGCTTTATTAGAATTTAATCCGTTATATGAGGTTGATTATAGTAAAACAGGAAACAGAGATTCTAGTGGTACTAGAGACAATACGGAAAACAATAGTGAAAGCTATGATGAGATCACTGATACTAATGAAAGACATGATGATAGCACTACTAATTCTAACGATGGTACTTTGACTAAAGGTACTACAACTACAACAACTAATTATTTTTCTGATACACCTCAAGGTGCTATTAGTAATGTTATTGATGGAACTTACTTAACAAATGCTACTTATAATGTGGTCGGAAATACAGGAAGTGATAATACTTCTAATAGTGGTAGTGTTGATTCTGAAAGTAGTTCTACGAGTAACAACGAAAAGGACGGTAGCCGAAAAGGAAGTAAGACGAGTAATAGTAACTTAACTGACACTGAAAGTTACCTTGAAAGTGTTAGAGGTAAAATGAGTAGTAAGAGTTATTCAGCTTTATTAATGGAATACAGAGAAACATTTATTAACATTGATATGATGCTGATTGAAGAATTATCTGATTTGTTTTTTGGATTGTGGTAATATTAATGAAAGGCGGTAAATACTATGTATGATTTTACGAATGTAGACCCTGTAAAGTGTTGTGCTTGGCTTGTTCTTCCGTCTGTTTATGATGAGAGTTTAAGTTATGGAGAACAGCTTAATAAATTCTGTAAAGCATTAAATGAACTGATTGAAAACAATAACAATATTCCAGATTATGTTGCTGAAATGATTCAGAATTATATTACAAGTGGCGCTATTGATGAAGTTGTTAGAAATATTTTAGCAAATTACATTTTGAATGTTAAATACCCACCTAAAGGGATTGCCCCAGCAATTGGAGACGGTAGCGCTGATGATACTGATGCCATCCAAGGGTGTATTGATTATGCTTTTAATCAAGGTGGTGGATGTGTTTATTTACCGTATGGTAAATACCTTAGCCGAAGTTTAACATTAAGAAGTGGTGTTAGTTTAGTTGGTTTTGACAGATATAGTACAAGGATTGTACAGAGAGGTGGAGACACAAAGCCGTTGGTGTCTGGCGAAAATGTACAGAATGCGCAGATTAGTAATTTAACATTGGATGGAAATAACGAGGTTCAGACGGATGATTTGGACGTTGTTAATGTTTTAGGTAAAGACTGTTTATTTACTAATTTAATTATTAAGGATGGTTATCAGTGTTTAGTTTATACTGGTCTTGGTGGAAATTTACAGGTCAATAATGTAGATTTAGGTGGAGCTGTTAGAAAAGTTGCTGTCATTATGGGTAAAGATATTGTACAGTTTAACAATGTTAAATTCAATAGTCTTAGTAAAGTTCAAGGCGAGTGTGTGCTTGATGTTTCCAGCAATACGGGTGTTTATAACTTTACTAGCACAGCAGTAAGCCCAGTTTGTTTAAAATGCAGCGGTAGTAAAAATACATTTGTATTTAAATGCGAAAATTCAACTATTAACTTTGAAGATTGGGGTGAAAATAATAACTATAACGTACTAGGCTATGAAATTAAGCAACAATTAGTTGACAACAAAAGTTCAACTATTAATGGTAATAATTCTTTACACATTGACGGAACTAACACAATTAATGTAGGCGGTATAAGTACAAATGTATTTAATAGTGATGTTTCATTAGGTGTTAAAGGAACGTATACTGGCAATTTTAGTGGTACTAACATAGAAAATTGCGAAACTAAAAAAATAATTAATTCTAAAGATATTATTTTAAACCCTGTAAACCCATTAACTTATAAATCGCCAGTTTCATTAAATAAATACTTTGATTATGTGCCTTTTAAAGATTATGATGGTAATGAATATAAAGTGTTAGTCAATTTTAAAAAAATTATAAAAGATGATTATATTGCTATAATTGGGGATAGCTTCTCATCTAACGAACAAGATAGTTTAGATGCTAGAGGCGGTGCTTATTCATGGGTGTCTATGCTAAACAAAAAAACTCTAAACTATTCTGAGGGTGGCTCTGGATATGTAAGAACTGGTGTGACGGATAGACATTCTACGTTTTTAACACAAGCAGAACAATTAATAAAAGACCTTGATACTAACAACATTACTAAAATTATTATTTATGGTGGAATTAATGATTTACTTAATAATATAGACAACCAAGTAATTTTAAATAACGCTAAACTTTTGTTTGATAAAATAGACAAACTAGGTATTGAAACTCACTTATTTTCTTTAAATAATGGTAATTATTTAGGTAAATACAGTAATTTTAATGATAGTATAATTAAATTAGCTAATAACTATAACATAATCGTGCATAATTCCATACAATTTTTATACTTACAAAAAAATGTTTTTATGGGGGATAATTTACATCCCAACAAAAAGGGAGAAGAAATTTTATTCAAATGCATAAATGCTTGTTTAAATAACGGAGAATATTTTGTCCCTATTACATTTGATAACAAAATAGAACCTAGCTGGCAAACAGAAAGAATAGCAACTACTATTAATGTTAATATGGTAGTTTATCATCCTTGCAGTGGTGTTATTGAAGGACAATTTGAATTGGAATTTCCTGAAAGTGCTTTTATTATCGGTAGTAATATAAATGCTGCATTTTTTGTTCATAGTGACTGTACTGAAATTCCATATAATTACAATGGCTGTACTGTAAATTATAGCGTTAAAGAAAATATTAAAAAATGTATTTTCAATCCGTATTTAATAACTAGAAATGACGAAATGTGCATAGGTTTTGACTATGCAAATATCAGTGAAACTGCTATAAATAGCTTAAAAGTTATAAGTGTTTATTTCAATATTAATTTAAATAGATAATTTAATAACTTGTCAA